GTGTGTGGACGGCCAACAACCAATGCAAGGCAGGGAATGCCTCTGGTCCCACTTTCCACTCAGACGAAAAAGGCAAAAGCTTGCCGTTGGACACCTATTATTTTCAAGGAAAATGCTACGGAGAGAAGTGTCCCTAGATTTTTTTGATTTCCGCTCCGCATTCCGCTGCCAACTGCGCCACGAAGGGATGGTTGTTGTAGTCCTCTAAATACAGAATCCGTTTGATACCGCTGGCCACAATGGCCTTGAAACAATTGATGCACGGATAGTGTGTCACATAAATGGTCGCTCCGTCCAACGAGACCCCTCGCCGTGCACAGTCGGTGATAGCATTCACTTCGCTGTGAATCGTAGACTGTTCATGACCGTCTTCGACGTGACTGACATGTGGTGCGCCTGCGATAAACCCGTTGTACCCCATGGCAATCAATCGATTGTGCTTGACCAGCACCGACCCTACATGCAGTCGTTCACAGGTAGAGCGACATGAGGCCAATACGGCAATGGACATGAAATAATTGTCCCAATCCAGACGTTCGGAGGGATGTGCATCTTTGTAATGTAAAATATGGCTTAACATGGTATTGTTATCTACGAGATGCCTTTATATACTATATCTCTTAGATATTGAAGTAAAAGATGACAACGCCGCTGCCTCCGTTCCCTCCGGACCCACCGTTGCTGCCAGGACTGACCGAAGGATACATTCCTCCCCCACCTCCGCCCCCAGTATTGGCTGCTCCAGCTTGGCCCGTCCAATGGCTTACGTCAAAAATACTGGCCATATAGCCACCGTTTCCTCCACCGCCTAACCCACCGGAGCCTCCTTGGTAATTGTAGGGTGATGCCCCTCCACCACCTCCTCCTCCGAAAGTACCTAAGGGCGTGCTGATGCCGTTGCCACCATTGCAAGAATTTGGCTCTGTATTGGTATTCAAAGTTGCTGACCCTCCATAATTGGTCTGAGAGCCACCTACAATGCTATAGCCCCCTTTTGCTGTTATCAGCGCAGTAGATGGCGAGCCGTAAGTTACTGATGAGGAGGAACCGTTGCCACTGTTGATGTTCGTTGCTCCACCAGGTCCTCCCACGCCTCCACTGCCCACGTTGATAGTGTATGTCACCCCTGGTTGCAGGGTCGTTGTTCCGCTCAGTACTTGACCTCCACCTCCTCCTGAACCAGAGAAATATTGTGTCGCAAATAAAACTGTTTGGGTATAATACCCTGACCCTCCGCTTCCTCCACCCACTGCGACATAACCAATTGACGACGATAGCTCACTGTTCATCATGGTCAAAGACCCGCCAGCCGTGAAGGTCAAGATAGTGTTGTAGGACGAACTGGTTGTGACACTGTAGGCTCCGGTCGCGACGTACGCAAAAGGTGCAAATAGATAGCTCAAGTCAAACCCATTGACCATGTACCCGGTATTGTACGCAAGCTGGGTGATGCCCGTATTCGGATAGAAGAGTTCATTCAAATCTTTTTCGTCATTGTTCACGAAGACAGTGTATCCAGTGGGAGAAACAGGAGTGTTTCCTGTGAGGATAGGTTGGAAGATGTTGGAGAGGTCAAGGACTGTACCAGATGGGTTTATGAGGTTGTAGTTCGTTTGTGGGTTGGTGCTCATGTTGCAATCGTATGCTTATTATATACAATTAGAAATAGAAATAGAAAAAAGAACTTGAAAAGGAACTATTTATACTATTAAAGTTTTTACAATCACAAATTGTTTTGTATTCATTTTTTCTATTCTCTTCCGTGGTTTCCTTATGTTTCACGTTTCACATGTTTGGGTTGCATTCAAGTACAACTCTCTAAATATATCCAGTCCGTATAAGGCAATAAACTGCATTTGGCGCATTGTATACCCAAACGAGAAACCACTGTGTCCATCGTAGCCGAGTTCTTTTATCTTGGATAGGATTTTCTCCACCTCCGAATCCGCCGAAAATTGATACGATTCGGTCTCTTTTCGCATATAATCCCATAATCTACAAACTGAAATAGCCTTATATGCGGTTGACAACATTTTCTGGGTAGCAGTGTCTTTCACAAATCCAAATAAATCGTCTGGTTTCCAGTCAATGAAATAGGGCATAATTTCGTCGACACTTCTCATGGTTTCTGGATGAATGGTGTGCGTGTTCTTTATTAGTTTTGCCTGTTCAGTTTTTCTGGATTCAATTTTTTTTCTGTTAGTGTGTGTGTGTGTATTGCGAGTGTAATATGAATACATGAATGCGATACAAGAAAGAAAGGTAACAAAAAAAATTGATGTTTATTTAATCCAGAAAACATATTAAAATAATATCAACTACTTATAATATACACAACAAATATGATTATTCCAGTGAAATGCTTTACCTGCGGTATGGTCATCGCCAACAAGTACCGCCATTATCAGATGGAAGTGCGCAAACGAAAATGCGCTCAAAAAGCTTGTGCAGGAGATAAAATTGGGAACATCGATAAAGTGCTCTACTTGACGAAAGAATTTCACGACAAAACACCTGAAGGCGAAGTCTTAGATGAGCTAAAAATTGTGAAAATGTGTTGCCGTCGTCATTTCTTGACACATGTCGATATCGAATAAAAATTTCTTCACATAGTATATACAAATTTTTCAAAATGGGCAAAACGTTTAGAAAGCAAAGGAGAAAGAGACAAGGTTCTTATAAAATGCGTGGATGCGGTGGCGGGGGAACTGGCAACCTCGCTTATACAGGGGAACCCATTCCCACTGTCCCCAACCCTTTTTTAGCGTATACTGGCCGAGGGGGTGCTGGGCCTGATTCTGCATGTGGATTGAGCAATTTGCCGAGTGCCCCCACCAACATCAATGCGTCCAATCCTGCCCTCCCCAATACGGGACCTGTTGCGCGAAGTGAAAGCGGCACCATCTTCAACAACGCTGCACAGCAACTAGGTGGATGCGGAACATGTGGATTGATGAGAGGTGGTGTCGGGAAAGGATGCAACTGCAGCCTACCATTTCTAGGAGTCCAAAAGGGCGGCAACCCCGGAGGCATCCCTTACGCTAATGGTCTCGTAGGACAGCCCTGGACACCAAAACTAGGCGATGATGCCGTCGGCGGAAACCACAATTACTACCCCAACAACACACTAAATACTTACGATGTGTCGCGTCAAATGGTGGATGTGGGTGCAAACAGACCTTTCTTGAAAGGAGGGAGAAAAGGGTCCAAAAAACGAAAACCCTCCAAAAGGCGTCAACGAGGCGGCACCTTGTCCAATTTTTTATCGCAGGACCTCATTAATTTAGGGAGACAATTCCAATTTGGAGTAGGTAGTGCGTACAATGCCTTGGCTGGCTATCCTGCCCCTATGAGTCCTTTACCTTGGAAGGACCAGTTTTCTCGGTAATTTCTTTTCTAGCGATAGTGTATATAATTCATGGCCTTTCCCAAAACATTGAAAGAGTTGTGCACTCCTGCCTACCTCTACTTCATTATTTCGATGATTGCTTTAGTGATGGTCTTCTTCCAGAATTTAGGCAACACCAATAGCTTCAATATGGGCAACTTCTCTTGCCGCGTACCTAACACTTTCTTGGTGTTCCTGGTGAAATTTGTCTACATTGTCTTTTGGACATATGTGCTCAATCTCATTTGCAAGGATGGACATGTTGGTCTTTCTTGGCTCTTGGTCCTCCTTCCATGGCTACTGCTCTTCGTCCTCATTGGCATGCTGATGCTCAACATGTAAAAGTAAAAAAACATTCATTCATTTATACTAGGAAATTAATTTGTTTTCTTAGTATAAATGGTCAAAAAGATAAAAAACGGAGCTTCATACGAAATGAATGGCTGGAAATACATATCCATTTGGGGAGAACCGAGAGAGCGAGGGTATGCGTATGGCAGCTTGTGTGTAGAAGAGTTCACAGAAATTCAAACCATGTTGGCATTCCTGATGTACGAAGCATATGGGCAGGAATGGGCCTATTTTGTCAAAGAAATATCCATGGCTTTCAAAGAACTCACACAAACAGAATTTCCTGAATTGTTCGATGAAATGACCGGAATCACGGAGGGACTCCAACAGGGTGGATGCAAGACGTCAATTGACGAAATCATTGCCTGGAACTTCTACTGCTCCATTCCCTATTGGTACTCCATGATATCAGAATCCCATTTTGCGAAGGAAGGCGGCGCCAAAGACCATTGCAGTGCGTTCATGGCCGTTGGCGACTGGACCGAAGATGGGAGTATCGTGTGCGCACACAATTCGTTTGCGGATTTCATCGATGGACAGTATGCATCGGTTATCTTGGACATCAAGCCAGACAAAGGTCATCGCATGCTGATGCAAACGTCTCCCTGCTGGATATGGAGTGGCACGGATTTTTTTATCACGTCCAAAGGCATCATTGGTACGGAGACTACCATCGGTGGATTTGTGCCCTACGAAAAGAAATTCCCTATCGGATACCGTATCCGCAAAGCCATGCAGTACGGCAACACCTTGGACGAATATTGCGATATTCTGCTTCATGAGAACTCGGGGGATTATGCGAACTCCTGGTTGTTCGGCGACATTCATGCCAACGAAATTTTGCGCATTGAACTGGGATTAAAATACCATAACATAGAGAGAACAAAGAATGGATACTTCATCGGATTCAACTCCGTCTACGACGAACGCATTCGCAATTTTGAGGTGGTGAATTCAGGATTCTATGATATCCGTCGTCATCAGGGAGCACGTCTTGTCCGTCTTGGAGATTTGATGGACGAACACAAGGGCAAGTTGAATATCGATATTGCCAAGCAGATTATCGGAGACCATTACGATGTCTATTTGCAAAAAGAGAATCCGTGTTCGAGGTCTGTATGTTCACATTATGAATTGGATGCACGTGAGTTTATGTCGCAATCTGCTCGTCCCAAACCCTATTCTCCTCACGGAGCATTGGATGGGACCGTTTGTACTAGCGAACTCGCAAAGAAGATGTCGTTCATTGCCAAGTTTGGTTCCTCCTGTGACATCCCTTTTGTCAAAGACGACTTTTGCAAGAAGCACCGACAGTATGCCAAGTTTTTTCCATATCTCAAAGACAGACCGGTGCAACCATGGACTGTGTTCACACAAATGAAGCAGAAAATGAGTTTAACAAGAAAAGGACGCAAAGCATATCAACATGTGCGCACTGCTAAAAAGAAGATTGAGAGCAAGTGAACAAGTGAACAAGTGAACAAACGAAGAAAAAAGAAAAAAGTTTTCAACAAGTTTATATGTTCATTTTGTACCAAACAAGCACATTTTGTAATGGAATTTGATGGAATAATCATGAAATTTTGAATTTTATTCTTCCTCTTTTACTTCCTCTTCTTCTTCACGAGTATCCACTTGTTCTCCCTCCAATTTATCGTCTTGTTCCCATTCATCGTCCAGCAAGGATGGTATGCTACTGTATGTCAGGGTTTCGGTCTCATCGTCCTCAGCAACAGGCGCTTTCACTTGCCATAACTGCGACACCACCTGTTCCAAGTACGCAATGCGTTGTTCATTGGCATCCCCTTGCCTGGTGGTGGGAGTGGAATCCCATATACTTCTGTTCGTAAGCGTTTCCTCGATTGGAAACCCTAAGTGAGCTAGATGAGCATTCAATATCCCCCGCTGCGTTTGTGCATTGAACAATCCGCTCACCAAATGGTAGAGCAATCCTTTGACGACCACCAACTCTCGCGTTTGTTGCTCTACCTTTTCTTCAAGCTGACGCGCATGGTCCACAACTTGGTGAATGTTCATCTGCGTATTAGGGATGGGCCTTTTGTTCGGTAACAGTAGCCAGTAGGTTTTCTTGGTAACATAGAATTTGTACCCCGATTCTAGGTTCTCACGAATCTCCAACGACAATTCGCTATCGATGAATGACTTGAAATAAACGAACACTGATTTGTAACGCATGGGGGTCGGTGTGTATTCGTTAAAACCCGTCTGTCCGATTTGCGTGAAATCCACACGAGACACGATACCAATGAAGTTCGACAAGAACATGCTCTTGATGGACTCCTCTGTGAGGGATTTGTCCACTGCGTGGATGTAGAAACTTTTTCCAGACATGGTCACAATATATGGTCACAATATATGGTCACAATATATGAATATAAGTATGGATAGATATACACTACACTACGGAATCTGTTCCCGATTCAATTTTTTCTTCACTTGGCTGGTGGGTGGCCTGCGGTGAGCACTTGAGCAAAATGTATTGAAATACACAACTGGTGAGCAGATACCCAATATTAAACAAAAATATCACAACCAACGATGGAGACAAAAAGTTGAAGAAAAAGTTTGCTCCAAGAATCAAGAGTGTGGCCACGAATGCAGAGACCCTCGAAACCAACTTAGTGTAGCTGTATTCAGTGTTCTTGTTGCGGTTGCAGATTTTTTCCAGGAGAAAGCATCCTACAAACAGTGTCACAATACAGAGTATATCCTTCTGGTAGTTTTCGGTTGAATCCCATTTCAGGAAAGGTAGCAAGACGAAGGAGGAGAGAAAACCTGAGAATTCATATGGACCATATTCACTTTTCTTAATCAGGTACAAGATAATGTTGACTGCCGAAAAGAAGACATAGAAAAAGACAAAATTCAGCGAAAGCACAGCATATCCTAAGACAAACATACATTTCAGGAACTCGTTGAGGTACGCAATGTCCTTTTGTTCGATATGAAAGTAATCGTAGAGACTGTTGTCATACAAGTCATCGTAGAGTTTGTGCAACACCCCGATAACGAGAGACAATATATAATATTTATTCATCTTCCTGTATGTATGTATTATTACTATTTGATGGACATTAAAATATTTCCAATCAAACATATCTTCCATATCTTGTCACGACGCCCCCCCCCTGGGAATTAAGACAACCGGTAGATATCTCTTCTCTAATTTATGTGTACAATAATTATATTAAAAAAATATGATTATTAGTATATAACTAAACATAGTCAAGTCCATGGAGAAAGACCTTCACGAAAATGATGAAATCCGAATAATGAATTCCGACAATGAGCAACTCAAGAACCAAACATTCATTGTTGACCGTGTCGAGGAAGGCGAAGTCTCCTTAATCGACGTGCATAGCCATGAAAGAGTCCAGTTGCCTGTCCAAGAAGACGGGACTTTAGGTGACGATGTAGTATACAAACTGCTTCGACGAGGCGACACTCCTGCAGCTAGAACACGTGCAGCAGACATCCGCATGGATGCTTCCCCTCTGCCTTTACCTGCAACTCCAGAGTCCATGTCTCTCGATTCCGAGTTCGAACACGCATCTTCATCCAGCAAACACAGCACAGCGGCCGCTTCCTCTCCACTCACCAAAAACGAAGAGGACAAATCAAACATCTCCTGGCACATCATCGACCGATACTTCCATGACAATCCAAACAACTTGGTGGCCCACCACATCGATTCAGTCAATGATTTCTATCGAGACGGTATCCATCGCATCTTCCGAGAAAACAATCCGTTTCGCTTTATCGAGCGTGAAGACACTTCGGTACCCAAAGACCAACGCAAATTGCGAAACGAGTGCTTGCTCTATCTTGGTGGCAAAGATGGGAAGCGCATTTATTATGGCAAACCAGTGATTTACGACGAAAACCACACCCATTATATGTACCCCAATGACGCGCGCTTGCGCAACATGACGTATGGGTTCACCATCCATTACGACGTCGACGTCGAATTTATATACTACGAAAACGAAGTGGTCCGAAAGACATCCAAGAAAACGTTGGAGAAAGTATACTTGGGACGTTTCCCTATCATGCTGCAATCTGATTTGTGCATACTCAAAGGATTGCACAAGGAAGTGCGCTTCAATGCCGGAGAATGCCGCAACGATTATGGTGGATACTTTATTATCGACGGAAACGAAAAGGTCATCATACCCCAAGAAAAATTTGCAGACAACATTCTCTACATTCGTGCATACAAAGAGGACAAAAGCAACTTCAGCCATTCCGCAGACATCCGTTCCGTGTCGCAAGACTCGTCAAAGCCTATTCGTACCACCTCCGTACGTATTGTTGCCCCGTCGGAGTCCTATACGAACAACCAAATCGTTGTCTCCGTACCCAATGTGAAACAACCGGTCCCACTCTTTATCTTGATGCGTGCATTGGGTGTCATATCGGACCGAGACATCATACGAACTTGTCTATTGGACTTGGACCAACATCAGTATATGGTGGACCTCTTTATTCCCTCGGTCCATGACGCCAACAAAGTATTCACCCAACAGGTGGCACTGGAATTCATTGCGGAGCTCACCAAACGTGGCACAGTGTCCAGTGTCATGGAGATTCTCTCCGACTATCTCTTGCCACACATTGGTGAACTGAATTTATTGGAGAAAGCATACTACATCGGCTACATGGTCCACCGCTTGTTGCGTGTGTACACCAAAGAGGACCCGCCCACCGACCGCGACAATTTCCGCTACAAACGCATTGAACTCGCTGGTGACTTAATGTACGATTTGTTTCGAGAATACTACCTCCTCCAGAAAAAGCACATTGAGCAAGCGATTGACAAAATGTATTACTTCAACGAGAAGACCTATACAAACGATGGCGGAATGGATGGCACCGAAAACCGGTTTCTGAACTTGGTGGACGAAAACAACAAAATGGTGTATTTCAAAGAAAAGAAAGTGGAAGAAGGATTCCGCAAGGCCTTCAAGGGCAATTGGGGTGCAGAACCCCACACTAAACGCCAGGGAGTGGTGCAGCAATTGGACAGATTGAGTTGGTATTCCTTCATGTCTCATTTGCGCAAAATCAACTTGCCCATTGACACTGGAACCAAAGTGGGCCCAGGGCCACGCCTCCTCAATTCGTCTCAGTGGGGCTTCATTGACCCTATTGACACACCAGATGGTGGCAACATCGGTCTGCACAAGCATTTGGCCATTACCACCTACATCACCAACTATTCGTCTGGGGACAACATTGTGCAATGGATAAGACAAAATGCGAAGAAACACCTGAGACTCATTCTGGAATGTGTGCCGGAAGAAATGGCACGTAGTTCCAAAGTCTTTGTCAACGGTGTCTGGGTAGGATTGACGAATACACCGTTTGAGTTGGTGGATGTCCTGAAACTACATCGGCGCAACGGGATTTTACCCGTCTATGCAAGCTTTTCGTTTGACATCGAGCACAACGAAGTGAACATCTACACCGATGCAGGACGTCTCACCCGCCCCATTTATTATATCCAAAAGGGCAAGGTGAGTTATGAGCGCGGAAATGTGAGCAAAGGGTTGGAACGTGGACAAATCAAATGGGAGGAATTGGTGGCCGGGTTTCTCGAAAAGAGTGACATACATTTCAAGAGCAAAGCCAATCGCATCTATGATACGAACACACTGTACCCCAGCGTGGAAGAGGACAAGATAGAAGAATCCTTGCGCAAGCACCAGTCGGTACTAGACTACGTAGACACTGTCGAGGAAGAAGCTGCACTGATTGCCACCAACACCGACGATTTGCGGAAGAGCAAGTACTATACACACCTGGAAATTGACCCCTCACTCATTCTGGGCGTCATGGGGAACCTCATCATCTACCCCGAACACAATCCGTTGCCTCGAAACTCGTTTTCGTGTGGTCAAAGCAAGCAAGCCGTTTCTGTGTATCACTCGAACTACCAAATGCGGATGGACAAAATGGGAGTGCTACTGAATTATGGCCAGATACCGCTGGTCAAGTCTCGATACTTGGACTACATCAACAGCGAACAACAACCGTATGGGGTAAACGCCATCGTGGCCATCATGTGTTACACTGGCTACAATGTCGAGGATGCCATCTTGGTGAACGAAGGGTCCATCCTGCGGGGAATGTTCCGCACATCATATTATTCCATGTACGAAGCCGAGGAACGAACCTCTAAGGTGGCCGGCGAGGTGAACTCCAAATTCGCTAACATCGAGAGAACCAACGTGGTCGGCAAGAAGAAGGGCTACGACTACACTTACCTCGACAGCCAGGGAATGATTCGCGAAGGCACCGAAGTCCACGACAAAATGGTGCTCATTGGGAAAGTGAACTATTCTAAGAACAACAAGGACCTGTTTGTAGATGATTCGGTGAAGCCGAAAAAGGGCCAAGTAGGCTTTGTGGACAAGTCCTTTATTACCCATGGAGAAGAAGGATACAACATCGCCAAGGTCCGGCTTCGTGAAGACCGTATCCCGGCTATTGGAGACAAAATGGCCAGTCGCAGTGGGCAAAAGGGAACCATCGGCCTCATCATTCCCGAAGAAAGCATGCCGTTCCTGGAGGATGGTCTGCGTCCAGACATCATCATCAATCCACATGCACTACCATCTCGTATGACTATCGGCCAAATTGTTGAAAGCATGTTCGGTATTGCTTGTGCGAGCTACGGTGGATTCGGTGACTGCACTGCGTTCCAAGTGAAAGGTGCCAATTACGATGTCTATGGTCCCATGCTGACCAAAGCTGGATTCAATCATACTGGCAACCACCTTCTCTACAATGGCATGACCGGCGAACAAATGCAAGCCAACATTTATATGGGACCCACATATTACATGCGGTTGAAACACATGGTCAAAGACAAAATCAATTACCGTGCACGTGGCCCGAACCAGCAACTGACTCGTCAAGCGGTGCAAGGCCGAGCCAACGACGGTGGGCTGCGTATCGGAGAAATGGAACGAGATGCCGTCTGTGCACACGGATTGGCGTATTTCCTCAACGAATCCTTCATGGAACGCGGAGACGAATACTATATGGCGGTGTGCAACAAAACGGGTTCAATTTCTATTTACAATCCAGAGAAGAACCTCTTCTTGAGTCCAGCCGCGGATGGTCCTATCCGTTTCCACACAACCCCAGACGGTGAACACAATGTCATGACATTGTCGAAATATGGACGGTCGTTTAGTTTGCTGCGTATCCCGTACTCATTCAAACTGCTGATGCAGGAATTGCAATGCATGAACATCAATATGCGGTTGGTGACTGACGCCAACGTCGACCAATTGATGAGCATGTCGTTTTCCAACAACATCACACGCTTGCTCAAGCAACCCATTGCCAAGCACACGGACGAACTCAAGGAGGTCGTAAGCGAGTATGCAAGAAAAATCACCGAAAACATTGAGTATGTGCGCCCAGACAAACGGAAGAGACAGCAGCAGCGAGCATTCAATGAAGACACCGTTTTGAAGAAACCAGAAGAACCAAGCAGTATTGAGCTCGACGCTACTACAAGTACAAGTACAAGCACAAGCACAAGCACCGAAGACGAACCCTTGCGTCCAGCAACACCACCTTTCGACGAAGTGCCATTGATTCATCGTCCAGTGTCCGCTCCTCCTTCTCCGGAACAAGAGGCTGTAAATGCGCCTACACCTCAGCCTTCGGCAGCCGCAGCAGAAGAACTGGTGGGACCTTCGTCGGAGCAAGTGTCTCTGCCTGTGACACCAA